CAAAGAGCCAAGCTTTTACAGGGCAATCAAAAGTATCACCAAATACACACACGCGCTTGGCTCCAATAATTTCTGTTGGAAAGGTACACCTGTCAGAGAGTTTAAATTAAATCTAGTGTATAAAAACTTGGACATTCACGTAGATGGCAAGGGTTGGAGAGCCAACTCCACTGTTGGGTTTGGTAATAATAACTTGGTATTACCACACTTAGACTACACTATCTACGTGCAGGATACTTTCGACAAGGTTGCTAATGTACGGGCAGCAAAGCGTATCTCTTCTGATCTTAAGCCTAATCAAAGCCTGATCTGGGTTAAGGCTGATCTGTCTGATCCCTTAGCAAAGACTAGCCTAGCTGCGCTGATCCATGACCTTGACTACCCTGTGAAGTATGTCAAATACCTAGCTGATGATGGGCCAGTGAAGACAGGGACACGCACTAAGTTGTCTGTGAATAGCCTAGATGAAAGCGGGTATCGTTGTTCTCTAGATATGGACGATGCGATGTTCCAGAAGGGTGGCTATTACTTTCCTATGGAAGCTGGGAAATACCCCCAATATCTTATTAACCTTATACCAATGGCGAGGATTGAACTGCAACAGGAAATTATCCTTGTACCTAAACCTATGTGGAAAAAGTTTGAGTCAGCCCAACAGTGGCAGTTGATTGTACCTAAGCTGGACAAACTGATCGAAGATAAGGCACGTTTTGCACAGCTAACCCTTGGTAATAAGTATCTTTACTATAAGTATAAAAGACTACGTGAGTTCACCAGTGATACAGGTATTGTAGGTGAGTTCGCAAAGAAAGCAAATGCCCCCGACAAGTATGAATATTTAGGCTTGGCCCGTGGCACTTGGGATGCTAACTTGCAACGACTTGGACTACCTATTATCAACGATGATAAGGTGGAGCAAGAGTATAACGTGATCCTTGACAAGTACCCGCTGTTGAAGCTAGATATAAACTTCGACAAACACATTACACACTTCCTGCAATACATCAACCTAATCAACAACGCATAAGGAGCAACCATGCGTATTCCCTACACACTCTCGAATGAAAGCATCACTGTCTTTGCTGGTGGTAAGATGCACACTGTCCTGTCTGGACATAAGAACTTTGACCTACTGCGTGACCACCTCAAGCTACCTGAACATTCCCTTGAAGTGATCCTGCGTCTGTCAGATCATGAAGAGAACCTTCGCAAGTCTGCCGTTGGAGCTAAGGTAGAGATTGCAGATGGTGTTGTCTGGTATGAGGGTGAGGCAATCCACAACGCACTCACAGACAAGCTGCTAGACCTACTGGACGAGGGCTTTGATGCTACGCCTTGGGTTCGGTTCCTTGAGAACCTTATGCAGAACCCATCGTTCCGTTCTCGTGAATGCCTGTTCAACTTCCTTGAGAACTTCAACGCACCGATCACACCAGAGGGTAACTTCATTGCCTTCAAGCGTATCCGCAAGGACTACAAGGACATTCACAGTGGCACTATGGACAACAGCGTAGGCAATGTGGTACAGATGGATCGCCGCAAGGTGGATGATGATCCAAAGAACACCTGTTCGTCTGGCTTGCACGTATGCGCTGACCAGTATCTACAAGGCTTTGCTGACGCAGAGAACTCGCGTACTGTGGTGGTCGAGGTAAACCCTGCGAATGTTGTGGCTGTACCTTATGACTATGACTTTGCGAAGATGCGGGTCTGTGAGTACAAGGTGGTCGAAGAGATTGAACCTGCACGTATCCCAGAAATCCTTGACAACCAGATGTATGGTGAGTATATACCAGAGGATGACTTTGATCTCACCGAGGAAGAACACGAGTGGGAAATTGAGGAGGAAGGTTACTCTTTCTCAGATGTTGATGGAATTGTAGAGGATGATGCTGACAAGTGTGGTGATCCTGACTGCTGGTGTGTGAACTCGTAATGTGGGGTATAGACTTAGCCTTTCTGGTTAATGCTATCCTGATCGTACTACTTCTACTCTTTACATAGGACAACAAGATGTACAGTGTTTACGTCAGGGATAGTGGTGATACTATTGCTTCGTCTGTGTTCGAGGGGTTGGCTGAGGCTGTCTCCTTTGGCAGAGAAGAAAGTCTTGAGGGTAATAGTATCACTGTCTATGAAGCAGTGCAAGATGCAAGTGGAAACATTCTGCATCTCAATAAGGTTCTCTCTATGGTTATGCCTAAAGAGACACCTTATGTTTAACTTAAGTATTATATTCTTAAGAGATAAATACTTAAGTAATACATAAAGAGATAGAGGGTAGCACATGATGATGACTTATGCAAGTGCTACCCTTACACAAAGGGAACAACATGAAGTATACAAAGAAGATTACACTAAAGGATGGGTCAACTGTCTATAGGTTTAGTCCACCAGAAGAAGTTAGGAAGGCTGGTGTAGTTGCATCCAAGACCTTTACGGATGGTAGGGCTGCACGTTATGAGATACCTAGACTACTCGAAAAGGTAGCAGCCTACCGTAAAGGATATATCAAAGAGGGTAATGTAGGCCCAACCTCTAAGGTTAAACATATCATCAACTACTACCTACTATCCAAACAGTTTGCCTCTCTTGCTGGTAGTTCCCAGATCAAGTATGAGGCTGAATTGCTAAAGGTATCAGACATTTGGATGGGTGATGTGTCTGTCAATAAGCTTACTGCCAAGCTGTGCAACGAGGCATACGAACAGTGGGTGTCTGAACACTCCGTGGCTAGGGCCAATGAACGGGCAAGGCTATTCTCCGTGGTGCTAAACTTCGCACGATCCTTGGACTTGATTAACGACAACCCTATGGGTAAGGTCAAGAAACTAAAGCATGAACCCTCTACTCCTATCTGGAAACAAGACCAAGTAGAGTTGTTCCTTGACACAGCCTTCAAGGATTTCAAGTGGAGAAACGTAGGGCTTCTCGTGATGATGTGCTACGAGTGGGCGCAACGACCTACTGACATCTGCCACCTGACATGGGACAAGGTTGATCTGGTGGGTGCTAGGGTATCCATCAAGCAGTCCAAGCGTGGGGCCGAGGTGTTCCTGCCCATTGATGAACCCTTACTTGGGTTACTTAAGCAACAGCAGGATGATTGGGGCTTCCAAAAGCTAGTGGTTCCACACCATCGTATATCTGACAATGCTTATGTTCCGTTGACACCAGTAACCTTTGGCCCTATACTTCGAGCTATAAAGGTTGCGTGTGGACTACCAGAAGATTTGAAGATTGGTCACTTGCGTAAGACAGCTATCAATGAGTTCGTGGCAGCGGGCGTTGACAGTACTGGGATCATGCAGGTGACAGGACACAAGAACATCAGCAGCCTCAACCCATACATGAGGCACACATACAATGGTGCTAAGACAGCACAAGCATCAAGGAAAGGGTACAAGGATGAGTGAGTTCACTAGGTATATGCACTTGGAGAGACTTGGTACAACCGAGGTTGAAGGTATCGAAGTTGGTCTTACCTATGTCTTTCCTAAGCTAGACGGAACCAATGGATCAGTTTGGGTTTCAGAAGGAAAACTGTGTGCAGGTAGCCGCAATCGTGTACTATCCTCAGGTTCTGACAATGCTGGGTTCTATGCTTATGTACAGCAGCAGACTAACCTTAAGGATTACCTGACGGAGTTTCCTAACCATACCCTCTATGGTGAATGGCTTGTGCCTCATACTCTTAACACCTACAGAGATGATGCTTGGCGTAAGTTCTATATCTTCGATGTGCTGGATCAAACCACTGGGATGCTGCTACACTACGATCACTACAAGGAAGGTCTTGATAAGCATGGCCTAGATTACCTAGCTCCCCTTGCACAGATTCGTAATGGTTCTCTTGAGCATTACCTTACCTGTCTGGACAAGAATGTGTTCTTGATTAAGGATGGGGCTGGTGTTGGCGAGGGTGTTGTCATTAAGAATTATGATTGGCAGAATCGTTTTGGTCGTGTAACATGGGCCAAGCTCATCACCAACTCCTTCAAAGAAAAGCATCATCAAGTTATGGGTGCGCCAGAGGTAGGCGGTAAGATCGTAGAAGATGTGATCGTAGATGAGTTCGTTACTGAACACCTTGTACGTAAGGTTCATGCTAAGATCGTTAACGAGAGAGAAGGTTGGAAGTCACAGTATATCCCGCAGCTATTGGGTATGGTATGGCACGATCTTATCACAGAAGAAATCTGGGAGATTCTTAAGAAACATAAGAACCCTAAGATTGACTTTGGTGCTTTGAATAGGTTGACCTTGCAAAAGGTAAAGGCTACAATGACTGAACTGTTCTGATAAAGGAAACAAAATATGAAACTTAAAGCTCTCGTTCTGGCTGCTGCTATTGCTCTGGCTGGACTAACACTTACCGCTTGTAATGAGGCAGACGTAGCCTCTAGCAACCTGTCCACTGCGGCTGACAACTTCGAGATTGCTCGTCGTGTGGTCTTCTACAATGGTATCACTGATACCTATATGCTGACTGTTGAAGGTTACTGCTCTCTTGGTAATCACGATGATGCTGGTGAACTCACGATCACCTGTAAGACTGCACCCAATGAATACAAGAAACACTTCCTTGGGCTGTCTGACAACGTGACTTACTTTGTAGAGCAACTACAGTCTGGTAATGTTAGCGGTAATCATTATCGTGTGATCTTCCGTCCACAAGAAATCATCCCAGACATTGACTTGGATTTGAACTAATATGGACAATGAAGAGCTATCACATCTGATGGACAGCTATAGGTACGCTGAACTTAAGTATCACCCACGGAATAACTGGCTTAAAGTCGATTGGAATGTAACAAAAGAGGAAAACACTATGACTGAGAAGAAACTATACCAAATCAATACCCCTCTAGACGCTGTAAAGTATGGTCACAAGCTGGCTGTAAACAGTGCAGGTAAGTGGGTGATGGAAGTCAAAGGCACTGGTGAGGTGATTACCTGTGACAAGGATGACATTGAAGAAGTCATGCCATACACTGTGTCTATCCAGTTTGAGACAGGTAAGCAAATCTATAGCTACCTTGGGAACAAAGATCAGCTAGAGCTTAATGCCTTCTACTTATTTGATTCACCTATGGGGCGTTGTATTGCGCAGGTTGTTAAGCTTGATACCAAATCTCCTGTTGCAACTAAGGAGTTCAAACCTCTGGCTAAGCTGAATGTTACACTATCTGAATAGGGTTGTAGTCGCACTGAGCGTCTTGTTAAATGTTATCCTTGGTGGTAGCAATAACCAGACGTTCAGTGCTAGGAATTATGACTGGCAACGCAGGGGGTATCCAAATATAGTTAAGCCTATTGACTTCTTCCTTGGGGAAGATCACTGTATGGAATGTTGGATTTACTGGAAAGTAAGAAAGGAATGGTGATAACATGATCTGGTTTATTATCTGGATGCTAATTGGTTTTGCTGGTGGTATCCATGCGCTGATTACTATTAGACGGGACTTACAAAAAGACTACCCTTTGTATGATCTAAAGTCTGACCCATTGATTGAAAATCTTTATGACGCAGTAATTATTTTTATGGGTGGGCTGCTTGGCCCTGTTAGCTTTTTTGTGACGGCATTTATTTTCCCACGGAGTTTCTTCAAATGATTAAAGCACCGCAAAGCGGTCAAACGGCTATCGCCGCTACGCTAATCGCATCGAAGCTCTGGTCACTGATCTGGAAAACGCTGTTGATGTGTTGCGGGAAATCCTATTCACTTCAAATGAAGACCACACTGGTAACTGGCTTGATGCCTTGGCACGTGGACAGGCGTTCTTGACTAGACTGGATATGATCTACCTAGAGATGGATGAGAGCAAATGAATATCCAAGAGGCTATTGACTTAGAGATCACCCGTCTGCTAGAATTTGCAGCGGACATCCTTGAAGAACAAAATAGGCGCTGCGATTGGGTATATGGTAGTATAACCCTTGAGGTAGTTAACCTACAGATTTCTTCCTACAAAAGACTTGAACAAGATTTACAAAAGGACGATAACAAATGATTAAGGTTACACTAATCGACAGCATGGGATCAGACCTTACAACTGTTAACGCAGCACGGGTATCCTTTGGGAAGGTATCAGAGGGGGAGATCATTGAGTTCGACCTTTTACATCACGATCCAGAGGCAATCAAAGCATCTGTCGCTGCATACAAAGCAGAAGGCTGGGTTATTACTTCCGATCTTAATAATTGGAAAATTATTGTAAAAAAGCCAACTCAGAAAGATGCTAAACTTATTAGCTATCTGGCCGAGCATAAACACTTCTCACCCTTCGGTCATGCCTTTGCATCCTTCCATGTGAAAGCCCCTATCTTTGTTGCGCGTCAACTGGTGAAGCATAAGTTCTTGCGCTGGAATGAAATCAGTCGTCGTTATGTTGATGATGAACCTGAGTTCTATGTGCCAGAGGTATGGCGTGGACGTAGTGAAGACAAGAAGCAGGGGAGTTCTGATGTCACTATCTCTATTGATACAGCTTTTATCCCCATAGATGACGGATATTCATACCCTCCAGAAGTCGTAGCTTTAGTTTCTTACAAAATGTTGTTGAAAGCGGGAATAGCACCAGAGCAAGCACGTATGGTGCTGCCTCAATCGACTATGACTGAATTTTATTGGTCTGGGTCTCTCGATGCCTTTGCTAGTATGTGTGTATTGCGCCTTAAAGGTGATACCCAATACGAAACAAGGCTTGTCGCACAGCAAATTGACGAAGTTATGTCTAACTTGTTTCCTGTAAGTTGGAAGGCATTGGTTCATGGCGAGGCGTGAAAAGGAAAGGGACAACAACTCTCAAAGGGAGTGGAGAAAGAAAAACCCATTTAAATTCAAATGCAGCGCAAAAAGACAGGACTGCGCTAAAAGGGGCATATTGTTCAGTCTTACACCAGAGTATCTTGAGGTCATTTGGACGGGCAGATGCCCAGTGCTATCGGTAGACATGGATATTCTGTCGCACAAGGACAGTTTGTACGCCCCTCAACTAGACCGAGTTGACCCGAATGGTGGTTATGTTGAGGGGAATGTTGTCTGGCTCTCACGTAGGGCCAATAACATAAAGGGCAATGCAACAGTAGAAGAACTTGAGGCTGTTGTTAAATGGATGAAAGGGGAACAGTGTGTCTGAATACCCCGATTTTTCAAACAGGAAAGATCACAAGGCAATGAAGCGTACTCGAAAAACCCTTATTTACAACTATAATCTTCCCAATCCTCTCAAGTATGAAGGGGAAGTCTAATGGAAGAAGAAACAGTAAATAAAATAGGTCGTGTTCAGTTTGTAGAAGAAACTGTTGCAGAGGATGGCAGTTCTCTTATGACCTTTGAGATTGATGCTGCTGCCACTAAGTTAATTTCATCTGTTGGTCTACGTTTTATTGTAACTTGCGCAGCATATGACCTAGACCTAGAAGATGGTTTTAAGGCTATCTCTGATCGGGGAGAGTATCTGCAACAAGAGCCTGATGGTGACAAGGAGTTTTTGGATTTTGGAGAATAATGATAGCCAACCAACAGACACAGAAATCTTGCATCTGTGTAGAAGCCTAGCGGGAAGGTATAGGAACCAAAACCACTATGACGATCTAGTGAGTGAAGGTCTCATGGCTTGCTACGAGGCTAGGGCGCAGGGTACAGTAGATAAGAGTGTCTACATCAGTTCTGCACGAAGGGCTATGAGTGACTATATCAACATCAAGATCAAGGCAGTGAAGACCCCTAGCACATGGGCCTCTAGGAGAGCCTCTAAGGCCGTTTCTAGCGCGTCTGACGTAGTGGGGCTAACTGGGGTAGCCGAAGGCACGTTTAACTCTCTGATGGCCGCTATGTCGAATATCACAGAGGATGTGTCAGAGGATACAGCATTTACCCCAGATCACTCCTTGGCCTATGAAGATCAAGAGTATAACCTGCACATACAGACTGTTGCAAAAAAGACACTAAACGCCACAGAATGGCAAATCATTAAGATGCGTTATTTTGATGATCTAACACAAGATGCTGTGGCAGAACTGACCAAGACTAACCAGAAGTGGGTATCACGACAAGAGACATCAGCACTTAACAAGCTACGAGTTGCAGTGTTGTAACAATTTGTGATCGAAAACAGTGTCTAAGAAGTCAGAAAATGAAGGTATAAGTAAGAGGTAGTACTTAAGTTTTGGTCTTACGTTTTCATAATCATAACTAGTTAAGATAACTTAAGATTAAAACTTAAGTATAGACAATAGAGGAAACATCTTGGTAAATGTAACACATCAGCACTGTCCTTTCTGTGAATCTACAGATGCTTTTACTTATGATAAAGAAAAGAACGCCTATCGGTGTTTCAGTTGCGATAAGCAAGGGAGATATGACAAATTGGATAAAGGTTTAATTGAAGATACTTTTGTTGCAACAAAAACTAATTACACACCAAAGAATTTAGTTGATGGTAAATATGTTGCTATGCGTGGCATTTCTACAAAGACTATGGAAGAATTTGGTGTACTGACTTATGGGGATCAACAAGAATATGTTTACCCATCTGGTGGTAAAAAGGTAAGGCTTCTGACAGATAAGAAGTTCTTTGCTAAAGATGGTTTCAAAGGTGATGAACTTTTTGGGATGAACCTGTTTACTGCTGGTTGCTCAAAGAAGGTTACGATCACAGAGGGGGAGCTAGACGCACTGTCAGTGTCGCAGATGCTCAAGAGTACCTACCTTAACCCAGTGGTGTCTCTGCCATCTGCAAACCCCTCTAAGAAGCTCTGGGATAACTGCCACGATTGGCTGAACAGCTTTGAACATATTGTCCTGTCAGTGGATAATGATGAAGCTGGAAATAGCATTGCTGACAAGATCGCTAAGATGTTCCCGAACAAAGTCTATCGGGTGGATCACAGTAAGTTTAAGGATGCTAATGAGTTCCTACAGAACAATGCTGCTACAGAGTTTAAGAGTGCATGGTGGAACGCTAAGAAGTACACACCAGAGAATGTACTAAACACTACTGACCAATTCTTGTCTCTCTATCGTGATACACCAGAGCATCAGTATGTACCAACTGGTATTCAAGCACTAGACGATAAGATCATGGGTTTGATGCAAGGACACTTCACTGTTATCAAAGCCCCCACGGGTATCGGTAAAACTGAGGTTATGCGTTATCTAGAGTACAATATGTTGCAACGTGGCATCCCTATTGCAGCTTGGCACTTGGAAGAAACTAAACTGCGTACTTTGCTTGGCCTTGTTTCTTATGAATTGCAGGACAATTTGACCCGCAGGGATTTGATTGAGGAAAAGCAGGCAGAAGACCTTGTTATCGAAGCCATCAAGAAACTAACAAAAGATGAATTGTTCTATCAGTTTTATCTAGGTGATGGCCAAGGTGCTGACGATCTAATCGACCAGATCAGGTTCTTTAGTCAAGCGGCTGGTTGTAAGTTTGTGTTCTTCGAGCCTATCCAAGATGTTGTTGCTGGCACATCAGAGGAAAGTAAGGAACAGATGCTTGCTGATCTATCTGTACGTCTGTCTAAGCTGGCTGCTGAATTGAATGTAGGTATTGTTACTATTGCTCATACCAATGATAATGGTGATCCTAAGTATTGTAAAATGATTGGTCAACGTGCATCAGTGATTATCGACTTGCAGCGTGATAAAGAAGCAGATAGTCTTGAGGAACGTAACACAACCTACATTCGGGTAGAGAAGAACCGCCCATGTTCTGAGGAAGGTAGTGCGGGTATGCTACGCTTTAACACAGAGACATTCACTTTGAGGGAAGTATGACACCAGTAGTATTCGACATCGAAACGAATGGCCTGCTGGATGTCCTAGATAAGATACACGTCTTGTCTTGGTCTACAGACGGGAAGGAAGTGCATCATACGCATGACTATGATGAAATGCGTAAGTTCTTCACTGAAACAGAGGTTCTAGTCGGGCATAACATTATCCGCTTCGACATCGTAGCAGTGGAAAAAGTCCTAGGCATTAAGGTAAAGGCCCGTCTGATCGACACCTTGGCTTTGTCTTGGTATCTTAACCATGATCGTGTTAAGCATGGTCTAGAATGGTATGGCGTAGAGTATGGTATCCCTAAGCCTGTAATCAAAGATTGGGACAGTCTTACACCAGAAGACTATGCCAACCGATGTGATGAAGATGTCAAGATTAACTCTCGTCTGTGGCGTGATCTTAATGCTAAACTAAATCGTTTGTATCCAGAGGAGAAAGACAAAGATCGGCTGATCGACTACCTTACCTTCAAGATGGACTGTGCAAAAGAGCAAGAGTCCCTGCGATGGAAATTAGACGTAGAAAAGACACAAGAAGCCTACGATCAGATTATGTTGCTGAAAGAGGAAAAGGTAGTGCAACTGGCCGAGGCTATGCCAAAGCGTGTTCTTACTCGTGTAGCAACAAAGCCAAAGGTTATGTATAAGAAAGATGGGGAACTGTCTTCTCATGGTGAAAAGTGGGTAGAGTTGTGCAAGGAATACAAGCAACCTATTACTACCCAATCTTTTGCTATCAAGGTTGGAGAGGAACAGGGTAATCCTAACTCGTCAGATCAGGTTAAGGATTGGCTATACAGTCTAGGGTGGCAACCTCGTACATTCAAGTTTGTTCGTGACAAGACTACAGGTGAAGAACGTCAGATCGAACAGGTGAGAGACGATGGTGAGCTTTGTGAGAGTGTTAAAGAGTTGAACGAACTAGACCCTGCTGTAGACCTTCTGGATGGCCTTACAGTGCTTACTCACAGGGCTGGTATCCTTAAGTCTTTCCTCGACTGTGTATCACCAGATGGCTATCTAAAGGCGGAGATTGCAGGGTTTACCAACACTATGCGCTTCAAACATTCGAAGCCTTTGGTAAATCTACCCAGTGTGGACAAGCCTTATGGTGACGTTATTCGTGGTGTTCTTACCTGCCCCGATGGATATGTTCTAGCTGGTGCGGATATGACTAGCCTAGAGGATACAACAAAACGTCACTACATGAAACCTTTAGACCCTGACTACATAGAAGAAATGTCACGAGAGGGTTTCGATCCTCACCTTGACTTGTGCAAGTTTGCTGGTGAGATTACTCAAGATGATATTGATGCTTACAATCGGGGAGAAAAGCCAGAACTTAAGAAGGTTCGCAAAGCGTACAAGGTCGTAAACTACAGCGCATTGTATGGCGTAGGAGCCTCTAAGCTGGCCCGTGGCACAGGTCTAAGCGTTAAGCAGGCTAAGGCACTACTAGAGGCTTTCTGGGCGCGTAACTGGGCTATTAAACAGGTCTCTGATAACGTACGTACTAGGGAACTGTTTGGCTCTATGTGGCTGTACAATCCTGTATCTAACTTCTGGTACAGCTTGCGCAGTGACAAAGATCGCTTCTCTACTTTGAACCAAGGTACTGGGGTATTTTGCTTTGATACTTGGGTTGCGCTATGTCGTAAGAATGGGGTCAAGACTATCGGCCAATTCCATGACGAGATTGTTGCTTTGGTAGAAGAAGGTAAGCAAGACGAGGTTAAATCTATCCTACATGGTGCGGCTGCTAAGTTGAACGAGAAGGTAAAACTGAACGTACCTCTTGGCTGTGATGCACAATTTGGCAAGACTTACGCAAGTATCCACTAATAGTGAGTCTTTTGTGCAACACATATAAATATAGTACACTTTCCATCAGAAATATCTCTTGGTGAGTGTCTAGAATCGCTGAAAATGAAGTTATATTACTATACAAACCTTACAAAAAGGAAGACCCGACAATGAGCAAACATACAATGGAAATGATCCTTGAGTATGCAAAGATTTTCCCACAGAACGCAGATATGGGTAGCCCTACTGGTTCTAAAGCAGCTAAAGCTGTACACGATAAAGGTGGCCAGTATATTGTAAACGCCTACTTCACCTCTGAGGAACAAATCCAAGAGCTTGTGGAAGCTGGCCTTAACCTTAACCCAATGAACTCACCCCGTATTATTGAGGGCAATTCAGAGTTTGGGATCGGTAAGTTTATGAAGTTGAAGCGCGATGTAAAAGACAACATCAAAACCTTTGAGAACAAGGGTAAAGAAACAGTCGTCAACTATGGTGGCCCTGTTGGCGTTGTCAACCTGACTAAAGGCACAGATAATAAGTCTTGGTGGTCTTTGGAAGAAGATGGCCTTATCGGAAATGGCACTCGTGCTATGGTTCAGTTTGAAATGTATGCGGATGGTTCTGGTTTGCGTTTGAAGAACGTGGGGATCACAGAGCATGTACCTTACGAAAGTGGGAACAGCTATAATGCAGAAGCTGATGAAATGTTTAAGGTAGCGTAATGCTAGATTGGGGTTCTAACATGAAAAAAGACGAACAAGACCTTGCAACAGTGATTGTCCTAATTATTCTGGCTATTGTTAGCCCAATTCTTACGTTGCTTGCACTAAATACTCTGTTTCCAGTTCTGGCAATCCCATACACATTTGGGACTTGGTTGGCTACTTCCTTCCTTATTTTGGTAATTCGAGCAAAGGTTAAAAAACAATGAAACTTTCTATTCTAGCAGAGTTTGAAGAAGAACTCGATGGTCATACTGGTAAACTAGCTTTTACCCGTGATGAAGTAGAGACCCTACAAGACCTTGCCTATTTTTATCAGATGGCAGCAACTGCGGTTGGTTTTACCTATGTAGATAACGTAGGTATTTCTAAAGGGAATGGCGAAGAAGTTTGGAGTAGTTTCTAATGGAAAAGAGTAGCAAGGGTCACGTTCTAGTAGATGGCGATATTGTGGCTTATAGAGCAGCCTTTGCTACTCAAGACCAACCATCAGAAGATGCTATTGCTAAAGTTGATGATCTTATGGAGTTTATCCTTGAGGCTACCATTGACATACCTTTTGTATCTTCTGATGATTATACCACTTACTTAACAGGTAAAGGTAACTTTCGTTTTGAAATAGCCAAGACCTTTGAGTACAAGGGTAATCGCAAGAGTGTAGAAAAACCAGTTCATCTGTCTTATTGCCGAGACTACATGATTGATCGTTATGATGCTATTGTTAGTCAAGGGGAAGAAGCCGACGATCTTATCTCAAAAGCAGCAGCAAGCCTCGACTATAACTGTGTTGTTGCCTCTATTGATAAAGATATGCTTCAACTACCTTGCTGGCATTTTAACTTCGGTCGTAATGAGTGGACTAAGGTAGATAAGGAAAGCGGAACGAAGTTCTTCTACACTCAAATCCTTACTGGGGATCGTGCTGATAACATCATTGGTTTGTATGGGATCGGGCCTAAGAAAGCTGAAAAGATACTACAGGATTGTCATACAGAAGAAGACCTATGGGATGCTGTAGTTAAAGCCTACGAAGGTGATGCAGAACATGCCTTAGAGAACGCCAGACTGTTGTGGCTGCGTAGATATGAAGGAGAGATTTGGTGTCCACCAGTAATGGGATAAAGCATGGCTACCGATCTGGTCTAGAAGAAAAAGTATCTAAGCAACTAGACGAATTGTCTGTAGAGTATGAGTATGAAAAACTAAAGATTGTCTACGAAGTACACGAAAAAAGAACATACACGCCAGACTTCAAGATACTAAGTAATGGTATTATTGTCGAGACTAAGGGAAGGTTCTTAGGTGCAGATCGAAAGAAGCATCTCTTAGTTAAGAAGCAACATCCAGAGCTTGATATTCGTTTTGTCTTTTCTAATTCTAAGGCAAAATTGAGTAAAGGCTCACCTACCTCGTATGCTGATTGGTGCAACAAAAATGGGTTTAAGTGGGCTGATAAACTTATCCCAGAGGAGTGGCTAAATGAATAATAGTCCCTACGGAAAAATATTTGGTCGCATTAACGAAAGATTAGCCCTAAAGGGTAATCCTTACACCCCGCAGGAGATAGACGAACATGAGTGTGCAGAACGTATTTGGGCAACTATTGCTCAATGTAAGCAAGAGTTTGATGAGGCTGTCGATCTATCTTGGAAAAATGGGTATGAATACGGAAAGGACGAGTACAAAGGATACTGAACCAAATAGCCGTATCTTAATCTGGGATGTAATTGATGGCCCATTTAATCGGGAAGAATTTGACGAGTATGACTTGCTTAACGAGGGACTTCCAGACCATCTAAACTTCATGCTTGTTGTGTTGATCGAAGATGAAGGCGAACTTGAGAAAGTGGACTTTTGGTATGAGACAGAAGAAGAAGCACTTGAAGTAGTCAAATACTTTAAGGAAAAGATTGAACCCTTGGGAGTAATGTAATTGACAAAGAAAACAGTTGTAGTCCTAAGTTGTGGACACTCTGATCCATCAGTGCCTAATGATCGTTATTCTTGGCTAGGGGATTTCCTGTATGATCTAAAGCCTGATTATGTAGTTGACTTGGGTGATGGTGCTGATATGAGGTCTTTGAATACCTACGATAGCAACTATCCAAAAGCAATTATCAATCAGTCATACGAGAAAGACATTGAGCATTACAACGATGCTATGGATCGTATGCGTCATAAGTTCCGTTTTAATAAAAAGAAACAACCTTTCTATATTGGTTTTGAAGGCAACCACGAACATAGAATTAAGAAGGCTATAGCACATGACCCAAGACTTGAGGGATCAAAATACGGGATTTCCTTCGGGCATCTTCAAACAGACTTCTGGTTTGACGAATACCACGAATACAAAAACTCCGCGCCAGCACTCGTGTCGTATGATGGTATTACTTACGGCCATTACGTTGCTAGTGGTAACTACGGCAGTGCTATGGCTACTAAAAATCATGGTGGCTCTCTGGTAGAGAAATTGGCTTGCAGCGTCACTGTAGGGCATACCCACAAGTTTGACTACCACTATAAAGGTGATGCTCGTCCTAACCCAATTCATGGCCTTGTTGTTGGTTGTTTTAAGGGTGCAGAAGAAAGTTGGGCTGGTCAAGCAAATCAGGAGTGGCGTAAAGGTTTTGTTATCAAGCGTGAAGTAGAGAATGGTGACTACGATCTTGAGTGGGTGTCTATGGAAGCCTTGAGGAAAGAGTATGGGAGTTAAAGTTGGGTAAACGCAGTGACTTTGAGAGGCTCCCTCGTAGCTATTACCCAACCCCAATAGAAGCTGTAGTTCCACTTATTGACCATCTTCCGTACACTTTTGATTATGTAGAACCTTGTGCGGGCGATGGTCGATTGGTTAAGCACATCTGGGATTTGACAGGTGGTCATGGTGAGTGCTTGTATCTATCTGACATCGAACCACAAGCATCAGGTATTTACAAAGCAGACGCTTTAACACTTGATTTTGGTGGCTATGGTGTTGTAGATATGTGTATCACTAACCCACCTTGGGAGAGAGACTTCTTGCACCCATTTCTAGACCACTGGATTGACATTTGCCCTACTTGGCTATTGTTCGATGCAGATTGGGCGCATACCAAGCAGTCTGCTGTCTACATGACTTACTGTGCTAAAGTGGTTTCTATAGGTAGGGTTAAGTGGATCGAAGGTAGCAAGAGCGTTGGAAAAGATAACTGTTGTTGGTATCTATTCGACAGGAATAAAAGACACCAGACAGAGTTTTATGGAAGGACTATTTGATGATTACGCAACAAGACCTAGATGATATGGGGTATAACTATTACTCCGAAGATAAAGTTTCCCCTAGTACGATGGATATGGTTAAAGAGTTTAGTCGTGTCCTAGGTCAAAAGCCTAGTGCTAACCTTTATGTCAGACTAATTGAGGAAGAATTTGATGAATGGCTTGATACAGATGTCTGTGGAGAAGAAGACCTAAAAGAACTGGCTGATCTGGTCTATGTGATTTATGGTTATGCTAATGCCTGCGGTTTCGATCTTGATGAAGCTATTCGCCGTGTTCATGCTAATAACCTTGGTCGTTGCGTACAACCTGATGGCTCTATTCTTCGTCGTGAAGATGGAAAGATCATCAAGAATAAAGACTACCCTAAAGTAAAACTGGACGATCTTGTTGGGAGTAATAACGTATGACAAAACCAAAGTCACGCAGGGTGTATAGGGTTACTTCGGAAGAATATGACAACGATGGTGTTTATCTTAGTTGGGTGAATGGCTATGCTCTCTCTAAAAAAGATGCAGATGCGATTTACTACAAACAGTCTGTCTGTAGTGATGTAACTGTAGAGGTCGTCCGCACGATCTATTGGAAAGGTTTCTTTAAGTACCTTAAAAAAGAGCATTGTAAAAACTCTCTTGCCTTTGACTATTCAGATTTACTCAAGGAGTACACAAAAAATCATAAAGAGGGTTTTGTATGAAACAGCTACTTAACCAGAACTGGGTTATCCGTTGGTTACGTTACGTAAATACTTGGCGGGAACATCGTCGGATCATTAAAGAACTAAATGCTCTAGACGACAAGACATTGCGGGATATTGGCATCAATCGTTGTGACATCGACAGATTGATCTGGCTAGAATATGATAAAGAAAAACGAGGAAATACGAATAATGAAAAGTAACTACCTGCCAACAGACTATCAGTCCTTTATTGCAACATCACGTTATGCCCGCTGGCTTGATGAAGAAGGTCGTCGTGAGAACTGGGGCGAGACTGTTAGTCGCTACATGGAGAATGTGGTTGCAGCTAAGATCAGCGACAAACAAGATCACTTTGATCCTGCTACCTACAGCGCGATTGAACAGGCTATCCTTAATCTAGAGGTAATGCCTTCTATGCGGGCTGTGATGGCTGCTGGTGAGGCTCTTGATCGTGACAACACAGCAGGCTATAACTGCTCTTACCTTCCTGTAGACGATCCACGATCCTTTGACGAGGCTATGTTTATTCTGTTGTGCGGAACTGGTGTAGGCTTCTCTGTAGAGCGCCAATTCATCAGCAAGCTACCAGAAATCCCAGAGCAACTAAACACTGTCTCTGGTGTACGTATCATGGTGGAAGACAGTAAAGAGGGTTGGGCAGATGCTCTGCGTAAGGTAATCTCTTACCTCTACGAAGGTTATATCCCCACTTGGGATGTATCAAAAGTCCGCCCTGCTGGTGCTAAGTTGAAGACCTTTGGTGGTCGTGCTTCTGGGCCAGCACCTCTGATCGACTTGTTCAACTTTGTTGTTAAGACTTTTGTTGAAGCTAAAGGTCGTAAGCTGTCCAGCATTGAGTGCCACGACATTATGTGCAAGATCGGTGAAGTTGTTGTAGTTGGCGGTGTTCGTCGTTCTGCTATGATTTCTTTGTCTAACTTGTCGGATGATCGTATGCGTCATGCTAAGTCTGGGGCATGGTGGGAAAATAACCCACAACGAGCATTGGCTAATAACTCTGTAAGCTACACTGAAAAGCCAGATGCTGTGTCTTTCCTTCGTGAGTGGGCAGCTTTGGTGGAGAGTGGTTCGGGTGAGCGTGGTATCTTCAACCGTCAAGCCTCTAAGAAGCAAGCAGCAAAGAATGGTCGTCGTAGGACTGATTATGAGTTTGGCACTAACCCTTGTTCAGAAATCATTTTGCGCCCATATCAATTCTGTAATCTTACCGAAGTCGTCATTCGTGCAACAGATACCCTAAAAGACCTAGAGAGGAAAGTTAGACTCGCTACCATCTTGGGGACTATCCAATCTACTTATACTAAGTTTCCTTACTTGCGGGATATTTGGACTAAGAACACAGAAGAAGAACGTCTGCTAGGTGTGTCTCTGACGGGGATCATGGATAACCCCCTAATGACTACAAAGAACGCTGGCTTGTCTCAAACCTTGGAGCATCTAAAGAATGTGGCTATTACTACAAATGCTGAGTGGGCTAAACGCCTTGGCATCCCTGTCTCTGCTGCTATTACTTGCGTCAAACCATCTGGTACAGTATCACAACTTGTCGACTCTGCTTCTGGTATTCATGCTCGGCACTCAGCCTATTATATTCGCACTGTTCGTGGGGACAACAAAGACCCTCTGACACAGTTTATGAAGGATCAAGGTATCCCGTCTGAACCTGATGTGATGAAGCCTGCGCAGACAACTGTGTTTAGCTTCCCAATGAAGGCCCCAGAGGGTGCAGTTGTTACGGCTGATCTTAGTGCTATCGACCAGTTGGAAATGTGGTTGGCTTATCAGCGTAGCTGGTGTGAGCATAAACCTTCTGTCACGATCAATGTCAGAAAAGACGAATGGTTCGATGTAGGTGCTTTTGTCTATAAACACCTTGATGAAATGTCTGGCGTGTCTTTCTTGCCATACAATGAACACACTTATCAGCAGGCCCCTTATCAAGAGATTGACAAGGAAACTTATGATAAAGCTATGGCTCTAATGCCGAAAGACATAGATTGGGCTAAACTTTCAGAGTATGAAGTAGAAGACAACACATCTGGATCACAGACTTTTGCTTGTGTAGGCTCTTGTGAGATTGTTGATGTGACGTAATCATATTACAATGCCTAGGACAGAATCAGCTTTTGTCCTAGGTTTTATACCGCCCTTAGCTCAGTGGATAGAGCAGGGAACTTCTAATTCTCAGGTCGGGTGTTCAAATCACTCAGGGCGGGCCAACCAACACAAGGGATAAGATATGTACACAATTATTGGGCGTTGGGATTGCATTTGGTGTGATAAAGCAGCAAAACTATTAGAGATGAAAAATGAAGTCTATAAATACTATTTGTACCATGACCACCCACTAACTAAATTGTTGATGAAAGTAGCTAAGTTGAATACCCTACCGCAGATTTGGGATGGAGACCATTATATTGGTGGGTACGCAGAGCTAGAGGTATATCTTAAAGATAAAGAAAGTAAGCTATGATCCCTGATAATGAAGCTCAAGGCTCTCGTAAATCTACTCGTCGTACAACTAAATACAAGAACTCTGATGTAAAACTTACCTCTGGGCTTGTTGCTAAAACAGCTAAACAGCAAGACTTAATCAATGCCTTGAAGTCTAGTACTCAAGTCTTTATCCTTGGCCCCGCAGGTACTGGGAAGACTTACGTTACAGCAACCTATGCCGCAGACCTATATACACTAAAGAAGATTGATAAGATCGTTATTACACGTCCTATGGTCTCTGTCGGCAAAGAGTTGGGTTTTCTAAAGGGTGATCTACAAGAGAAGACTATGCCTTGGGATTTACCTGTACTTGATGTCCTAGAGAAGCATCTGGGTAAGGGGGCAGTGGAAACTGCAATCAAGAATGGTAACATTGAAATGGCCCCTCTGGCTCTTATGCGAGGCAGGTCTTTTGAGAACGCCTTTATTATTGTGGACGAGACACAGAACATCACTACTCACGAACTCAAAATGTTGTTGACAAGGGTTGGTGAAGGCTCTACTATCGTTCTTAATGGTGATGTGCAACAAAGCGATCTTAAAGAGGCCGATGGTCTTACAAAGGTTATTCACCTAGCTAAGAAACACATGCTTCCTGTCTCTATTGTAGAGTTTGAAGTAGGTGATATTATCAGATCAGACATCACTGCTATGTGGGTCAAAGTATTTATGGGAGAGAAACTATGAGTAAGGTAGAAGTAGGAAGCCTGTGGGTTGCTAAAGAAGACTATCCTTTATGTGCAAGTGTGCGCGAGGGAGATGTAGTCACTGTGAAAGAGGTGCTCGATGGCGCGAGAAAAATTATTTATGCCCTCTTAACAGAAGGAGACATTTGGTGGAGTTCTGACTTCGATTCATGGGATAATCATTTTAAACCTTATGATGGGGAACTCGCTATGAACCTTGGGTATTTTAATTATCCAGATATTGACGATACTGGGGATATTGTTGACAATGTGAATAGTCCATCACACTATGGTCAAGGTAAGATTGAGGCTATCGACTATATCAAAGACTCCCTTACTAAAGAAGAATACATTGGGTACTTGCGAGGTAACATAGCTAAATACTTGCATCGCTGGCGCTACAAGAATGGTCTAGAAGACTTGAAGAAAGCCCAAGTTTATCTAGGTTGGCTGATCCAAGAAGTAGAATAGCAAAAAGCCGCAAGCGTCCGTTATTGATCCTCGCGGCTTTTTCATTTGTATTGCAGTGTTATTTCTTACGGGAGAACAGACTTCTGATAGACCTACCGATTTCATTGGGACTAGGCAACAACCAACCAAGTACTAGCAGAAGGATCACCCAAGGGTTTGTCTCATTGACAGTTACATTCCCTACTGATTCCGTCTTAACCCTGTTATTGTCTGTAGACTGAAATACCCTACCAGCCGTATCAAACTCTAACCTTTGTTCAGTGTTATTTGTTGTTCCAATAGTCTGGCTATTAGTCTTGCCTATCTGGGTATTGGCGGCTACGTTAGTTCCCCCTCCCGTCAGAAGGCCCAGTGGGCTTGTCCCGCAGCTTGCTATACTGGTCAAGACCAAAAGCAGCAGTAACAAACGTGAAGATGGGCCAAACGAGAATTTCAATAATTTTAGCATCTTTTACCTCTACAACGTAGAATAGCCATAACAGAAGGATTACTGCTACTTCTCGTTTGAATGTCTTTCTCACGATTATCACCTATGGTTTATCCCTCTCAAGATATTCTCTGATCCCCTTGATGTTCTCGTCTATTCTAGCTAGAGTAATAGCTTGAGTTTGTACGATGCTTTCAAGGCTAGTGGTTCTTGCATCAAGACGGATAATGTCCTCTGCGCTAGAGTCAATGTCATTTCTAAGAGAAGCAGCAAACCAAATGATAGCAGCCGTTTGACATGCAATGGCAAAGATCAGTGTTAGGGGTACGCTCTTAGATAAGTGCCAAGGTTCATCAGGCATTGAATAGGTCTCTCTCTTTTTTCCTACGTATAGTAAGACCCCTGAGTGGTAGCATCTTACCAGTTTGCTTATCTTTTTGTTTGTTCCACATTAGGAAGGCATCAGCAGCCCCCTTGTAGTCCCCCAAATTTAGCCTACGAAGCACTGTTGACCCAGCGAAGGCCCCACCACCTATGTTGAAGATCAGAGAGCCTAGAGCGTCCCTCTGGTTCTGTGTGAGGGGAACCTTTACTAGCTTGTCGATAGTGTCTTCTACCCACGCTAGGTCTTCCCTAAGAAACTGCTCTGCTTGGGCAACAGTGATAGTCATATTAGGTTTAGCGTTCTTTGTATGACCCCAACCAATAGTCCAAACATCATTCTTTGTTGGTAGGTAAGAGGTCAGCCTTAGGTCTTCATGCTCTTTGATAGCCTCTACGTTTTTAATACGCATAGTAACCTTCACTCACTTTTCTTAACAAGCCATCAAGACACACGGCACTGCGTAAGAGCCATCCGCGTATGTATGAGACACGTGGGTTGAAGTCACTTTAGCGATGGTCTTAGAGCGCACAATGTCATCGCCCTGTGGTTTAGCCGTGCCATCGCCAGCCGACATCAAAAGATCGCCACGTGCGACTGTGACGCCTGCACCAATGCGGATCACCATGTCGCCCGTCATGGCAAGCAGGATGTCGTTGTAGCCATCGTCGGTGCTATCCCAAGCCACGAACACCCCTGCCACGTTGGCATCACCTTCGACAGTGCTGACCTGAACGCAGTTAAGCTGTTCGTTCTCTTCGTTGTCCCAGTTTGACATCTGGTCAAGGTTCGACATGACCGTGCCTTTGAGGAGTTCAGGACGCGAGTTGTCTGGGAATTGCGCCCAGCGAGAGAGGTGTCCGCCGTTGTAGCTGACGGTCGTGCCGGAGACGGAAATGTTGCCTTCAATAATTGCCGCCTGTCTAAACTCGACAATGTTCCCATCGGAGGTGTTCCTGTTTAGGACCAAACACAGTGCGCCGTCGGTAGAGACACCGATACGCCCGCTGTCCTGAATAGCCGCTCCAGAATTAACTGAAGAAGTGTATGGAGTTGAACTTGTCGTTCCCACCAACAGGTTTCCGCTGGCGTCGATGCGGGCGCGTTCTGATCCACCATTGGCAAAGCCAATCACGTTAGAAGCAGGGCGGAAGAGGCCCGTATCTGGATCGGCAGCCATTGCAATTCCGGGCGTTGTCGCGCTGTCGTTGTCAGTAAACGGCAGGAACTGAAGCGCCCTTGCTGTTCCTTGCACATGAAGTAGTGCAATAGGACTTGTCGTCCCAATCCCAACATCACCAGCACCAGTGATAACAAATGGGG